TTTATCTTAGCAACCAGAGGAGTTTGTACTATTCTTTTTGTAACAGCATCAGTTGTATTTATCTCTGGTAACGTGACATGAGTGGAATTTTACAAGCACTTTTAGCAAGCCGAACTGGTGGTGCTAGTTACACCGTTATATTGACGTTTAACGCAACGTCTAGTTGGACTGCTCCTACTGGGGTTACTGCAATTGATTATTTGGTGGTAGCGGGCGGTGGTGGGGCAGGGTTTCAAGTATCTGGAGCGTCAGGTGGCGGTGGTGCGGGTGGTTATTTAGCGGGTACTTCATTATCAGTAACCCCAGGGACTACTTATGCTATTACTGTTGGTGCGGGTGGCGCAGGAAAAACAAATCCAACAGGAAACGGAACTGTAGGCGTAAATTCTTTATTTGGAACTCTTGTAAATGGTTCAACAGGTGCAGTTGGTGGCGGTGGAGGAGGAGGCACAAGTGTTGGTGTAGCTGGTGGTTCTGGAGGCGGGGCTGTTGGTGACGGAAGCGCAGGCGGTACAGGCACATCAGGGCAAGGTTATGCTGGTGGTGGAAGTGTTAACACTACAAATTTAAGTGCTGGTGGCGGTGGTGGTTCAGGAAGCGTAGGCGGTAACCCATCTTGGTCTGGTGGAACAAACAGTATTGGTGGCAATGGAGGTTCTGGAACTTCATCTAGCATAAGTGGCTCATCAGTTGCATATGCTGGTGGTGGTGGAGGAGGTAATTATTATGCAAATTCGGGTGGAACTGGTCAAGCGGGTGGTGGTAATGGAGGACTTGCAACAACTGGAACATCTGGCACAGCAAACACAGGCGGCGGTGGTGGAGGAAGTGGATTTGTTTCTACTGGAACATCAGGCTCTGGTGGTTCAGGCATTGTAATTATTTCTTACACAACAACTACAGCAGTTGCTATTTTTAACGCATCAGCATCTTTCACAATACCTACAGGTGTGACAAGTGTTAATTACCTTGTCGTAGCGGGCGGTGGGGGTGGAAGTAGATTAAACAATTCAAATACAGGTTTAGGTGGTGGTGGTGCTGGGGGATATTTAGCGGGAGCATCTTTATCAGTAACACCAGGAACTACTTATGCTATTACTGTAGGTGCGGGTGGTACAGGTTCTTCTACTACTGTAGGTACAAGTGGAACAAATTCTTTACTTGGAACTCTAGTAAATGGCTCTACTGGCTCTGTAGGTGGTGGTTACGGAGCAAATCAAGGAACTGCCGCCGCATCAGGTGGATCAGGTGGTGGTGGAGAATCATTTACTTCTAGCGGTGCTGGAGGAGCAGGCACTTCAGGTCAAGGAAATAATGGTGGTACTGCTTATACTGTTGGCTATCCTTATGGAGGAGGTGGTGGTGGCGGTTCTAGTGCTGTAGGTGGTACTGGCACAACATTGTTGGGCGGTGCGGGAGGCGCAGGCACAGCAAATAGTATAAGTGGCAGTAGTGTTACTTATGCTGGCGGTGGTGGAGGGGGAGCTGGAGGTACAGTTTTAGGCACTTTTTCTGGAGGCTCAGGTAGTGCTGGTGGTGGAAATGGAACAGGTAATGCAACAGTAGCAACATCAGCAACAGCTAATTCAGGCTCTGGTGGTGGTGGAGGTTGTGGCATCACAGGTGGCGGTGGAGGTGGCAACGGTGGATCAGGCATTGTAATCATCTCATGGTAAAAATACTCCAACTCTACGGCATTGACACAGCCATGCAATTGCTTAGACCTCATGCCAAATGGCAAATATCCAATCGTGATATTACTGAATGGGATGACCCTAGACCATGCCCAACATGGGAAGAAATAGATGCAACGATGGAAAAGATTAAGGCTTTTGAAGAATCAATCAACACCATTTGGACAGACGAACAAATTAAAGAACTTGGAGGTAGATAATGGCGCATTTCGCTTGCTTAGATACAAATAACGTGGTGACGCAAGTCATTGTTGTTAGCAATGCAGACACTTCAACAGCTCAAGGCGATGAAAAAGAATCTATCGGTATTGCTTTTTGTGAGCGTTTGCTTGGTGGCACTTGGGTAAAAACAAGTTACAACGGCAACATCAGAAAGAATTATGCGGGTATTGGTTATACCTACGACAAAGACCGTGATGCTTTCATACCTCCAAAACCATTCAATTCTTGGGTTTTAGATGAGACTACTTGCAGATGGAATTCACCAGTTGCAATGCCTAGCGATGCGGGTCAAGGTGACCCTCCTAAGTTTTACGTTTGGGATGAGAACACAGTTAATTGGGTAGCGCTATGAAATGGGCAATATCCGATATTGATGCAAAAGACGGTGTAATCACATCGGTTAAGTATCATGTTTCCTATTCCGATAATGACATTACGGTGGAAACTGAAGGATATTGGTTATTTAAAAAAGTAGACCCAAAGGTAAAGTTTGAGGACGTTACCGAAGAAATGATTGGCGAATGGTTAGAAGAAGATCAAATTGTTGATGGCCGTGGCGTTATTATTGATCGGTTAAAAGAACAACATTTGGCACTTCAACAACCTAAAGTTATACCGCCTTGGCAACCACAAGTATTTACGCCAACGTTTTAAGGATTAAAAATGACGGCACCAATTGACATTATCAGTTCTGCTTTAAAAGACATTGGTGCTTTAGCGGCAGGGGAGACTCCTGATCCTGCGGCGGCTCAAGATGCGTTCACCATGATGCTACGGATGATTGATCAATGGTCAAATGAGCAGATGATGGTTTTCTATAAAACAGAAATTGTCTACACGTTAACATCTGGTCAAACACAATACACCATTGGCCCAGGGGGTCAGATCGGTTCTGTATTTACTGGTTCTATAGCTAATAACATTTTGACGGTTACCGCTATTACATCAGGCGCTATTGCCACAGGCATGACGTTAAGCGGTACAGGAATCAGCGCAGGCACAAAGATTGTTGCATTCCTTACAGGCGCAGGCGGTAATGTTAATGAGGTTGGTACATATCAATTGAATCTAAGCCAAACTACAGCATCTACGACTATTAATGCGTACTATCAAAGACCGTTATCTGTTAACAGTTGTTTTGTGAGAGTTAATACTAATTCCAATGGTGTACCAATTATTAACGGTGGTTTGGATTATCCAGTTGCGGTTTTAAATGTAGAAGATTATGAAAGTATTGGTTTAAAAACGTTAAGTGGCCCTTGGCCAAAAGCGCTTTATTACCAACCCACAGAAACGCTAGGCAACATCTTTGTATGGCCAAATCCATCACAAGGTGAAATGCACATTTTTGTTGATACTTTGTTTAGCAAGTACACCACAATCAACGATGTGATGCTATTGCCTGAAGGGTTTGAAAGTTGTTTAGAGTGGTGCCTTGCAGAAAGATTGATGCCACAGTATGGCAAAGCAAGCCAAACGCAAATACAAATGGTTAACGCATTTGCGGCACAAAGTAAATCAACAATTAAGCGCACCAATATGAAACCTGTCCAATCAGCACGTTTCCCAGACTCATTGTTAATGAGCAGAGCGAGAGATGCTGGTTTTATTTTAACTGGTGGTTTCTTTAGATAAGGACAAGAAATGCCTGATTTTGGCTTTGTTGGCCCAAGTTATACAGCAAACTCGATCTACCAAAACGATCAAGAATGTATTAACTTCTTTGCTGAAGTTGACCCTACCAAGCAACAGGGTGAACGTGGGGTTATTGCGCTTTATCCAACGCCAGGTTTAATTACGCAAGTGGTTTTACCAGCCGGTGCAGAAGTGCGCGGTATGCGTACCGTTAGCGGTGGCGCACAAATGATTGCGGTGTGTGGTGCTTATGTTTATGTGCTTTCATCTAATCTAAGCCCAACCATAGTAGGAATTCTTAACACCAGTAGCGGACGTGTTAACGTTACAGACAACGGCGTCAACGTTTATATTGTGGACGGCACTTACCGTTATGCTTGGCGCATTGTCTCTATATCAACAGCTATATTTACAGGTTCAATATCAGGCACCACATTAACAGTTAGCAACCTACAAAGTGGCACTATTGCTATTGGCAATGCTTTGTTTGGCGTTGGTGTAGCACAGGAAACCGTAATTACTGGCGGGTCTGGCTTAAGTTGGACGGTCAATACATCCCAAACGGTTACGGCCACTTTGATGAATTCTAGTGCGGCAACCACAATAACAGGCACATTAACATCAGGCGCAACAAATGCAACATTAGCAACAACCAGTACTGTTTATCTAGGGCAAACCATACAAGGTTCTACTGTACCCGCAAACACGAAGGTGACGGCTATATTAGCCCCAATATCAAGTGTCAATCAATATACAGTATCTACCAATACATCGGTTACTGTACGAACCATGTATGCGTTAAACTTTACGGTCATTCCATCTAATGATGGTGCGTTTAGTGGCGGTTCTACTGTAGATATTATTGATAATTATTTTGTTTATTCACGCCCAAGTAGCCAACAATTTGGTGCATCAGACGCATTAAGCCCAGTAAGTCAACCCTTATCGTTTGCATCTAAAGACGGTGCGCCTGATAACTTGGTGGCTTTGATTGTGGATCACCGTGAAGTGTATTTGATGGGTGAGGCTAGTTCAGAAGTTTGGGCAGATGTGGGGGCGTTTCCTTTTCCTTTTCAAAGGATACCTGGCACTTCTACCCAACACGGCATTGCCGCCCAATTTAGCGTTGCACGTCTAGGCGATTCATTTGCTTATGTAAGTAGAAACTTGCGTGGCCAAGGCGAAGTAATGATGATGCAAGGGTACAAACCTACTCGAATATCTACTCACGCCGTAGAAAACAGTATAACCAATCAATACATAGATGATGCAATAGGATGGACGTATCAGCTAGAAGGCCATGAAGTTTATGTTGTGTCTTTTCCTACTATCAATTTGACATGGGCTTTTGATATTGCAAGCGGTATGTGGCACAAATGGCTTTATGTGGATACGATGAACAACTTCCAACGGCATCGTGGAAACTGTTGTGCTTTGTTTCAAGGCATGGTTTTAGTGGGAGATTATGCCAACGGCAAGATTTATGAGTTAGATAAAAACACGTATACAGATGACGGTAACTACACAAGGCGGGTCAGGCGTGCGCCTCATTTGGTTGCGGATTTTCAACGGCAATATTTTGAAGAATTGCAGATTCAATTCCAACCTGGCGTTGGATTTACTGGTTTATCTCAAACCAACAACTTATTCTTATCTTCCCCATATTACATTACACCAACTGCAACGTTAACCATATTGCCAAACCAAACAATCACTTTGGGTATTCAATCGGCCATTAATGCGTCTACCCCTACCACATTACCGCAAGCAATGTTAAGATGGTCAGATGATGGTGGGTCTACTTGGTCTAATGAACATTGGGTAACAATTGGACAAACTGGTAAATATCAAAATCGTGCCATTTGGCGCAGATTGGGTACTGCTAGAGATAGGGTGTTTGAGGTAGTGGTAACTGATCCAGTTAAGGCGGTTATTATTTCTTCCAATTTAAAAGTTAGTGCAGGTGAAAATTGAGCATCACCCAAAACACTTCACAATTACAACCTTATCCGCAATCTGAGTTTTTGGATAAGACAACAAATCGGCCTACTAGGGCATGGCAACAATTCTTTTTGAATTTGTTGAACTTTTCCTCGGCTACCACGGCAACAACTGGTGCGGCAACGCTACCAGCTCAACCTGTGGGGTTTATCAATATAACTGTAAATGGTCAACCTTTTAAAGTTCCATATTACAATATATAGGGGGAATAATGGACATTCAAAGCGTAACAAGTGCAATAAATGATTCACTAGCGGGTTTGCCTGCGGGTACATCTGCTTTTATTAACGCTAACATTGGAACTCCTGCGGGACAACAAGCTATATTGCAAGCAGGCGTTTCTTTGGGATTGTCCCAAGCACAAATAGCCGCCGCAGTTAGCCAAGCAACAGGACAAACAGTTACAGCGCAACAAGTGGCACAAGTGGCCGCTAGTGCCCCTGCTCCTGCCGCACCAGCTCCTGCACCAGTAAATGCACCTGTGTTTGTTGGAACTCCATCACCTGGTTCTGTTGGCACAAATTACGGCCAAGCAAGCAATACACAAATAGCATCTGCACAACAAAATGCACCTGAACTTGCTACAGCATTACAAAACGGCACAGTTAGATTAAATTATGACGGTGAGGGCACACCTTACTTTTATGATACTAAAACTGGTCAAGGTATAAATACAAGCGGATACCAAATACAAGTAGGTCAAAATGGCCAAATTGGTATCAATATGCCCACAAGCAATGGCATGGTGCAAGTAACAACCAAAATGAATCAAGACGGTTCATTAGCACCAGTTAACCCAAGTAACTTTTTAAATGTTGGCTTAAATCAAGGCGCTGGTGGTTTTGCGGGTGGGCCAGGTGGAATTATGAGCATAGCAGGCCCTGCTTTGGCTATTATCAATCCTGCTTTAATACCTTATTTAGCCGCTTATAACGCCGCAGATGCTGTAAATAAAAAGAAATACGGAATGGCAGTAATAAGTGCCGCCGTTTCTTATGGTGGTTTTAATCCTGATTCAGCATTGGGACAATTATTGTCAACAGGAAAAGACGTACCTACTGATCCTACAACTGGCCAACCTTTAGTTGATTCAACTACACCAGTATCAACATCAGGAACGCCTATATCGCAAGTTGGACAAACACCAAATGTATCAAGCTCTGGCACATACATGGGGCCAAATGGTGAAATGGTACAAATTCCTAATTACAATCCAACTAACCCAATCAATACAACTGGCCTTAACCAAAACTTTGGCGCAGGCGCAGTAACTAGTACCAATTTAGCAGGAATGAACAATTCTTACACCAATGCTATGGACAATGGTGGATTTACTAGCGGTTATCAAACATTACCAAACGGTAATCGTGTAATGATCCAAAATGATGGTTCAGCAATAGGTATTACGCCTGGCGGTGGAACATATAAAATAGATCAACCATCAGTACAAACATTGGTTAATCAAGGACAGTTAAATAGTGCGGCATCGGGATATAACGCGGCAACAGGTGGAACGGCTTTAGCGCCTGGTGGTGGAACTACTAACCCCAACGGAACTACAACCCTACCCAATGGCGGTACTGTTACCACTCCTTTAAATAGTGTTGCACCAGCTACATCTTTACTAACACCACAAAATGCTTTAATTGGTTCTGCGGCACTTAACACATTAGGCGCATTAAGCACCAATAAAGCTATTGCTAACGCGGCAGGCACACAAGCCCAAGCAGGACAAGCGGCACAAAGTGCAATTAGTGACTTTGGTAAAACTTATGGCCAACTACAAGCACCCTATCAACAAACAGGCGTACAAGCAACAAACGCATTAGGTTCTTTGGGTTCTGGTACTTATAACATAATGAACCCAGATGGCACCGTTGCTGGTACTGGCATGGGTAGCGATTATTTAACTCATCAATTTAATGCCAAAGATTTGGCGGCGGGTCTAGCACCCAACTATGATTTTATGCTTGCTCAAGGGGCAGGGGCTAATCGTAATTTAGCCAACGTAGGCGGTGGTACTGTATCTGGCAATACATTACAAGGGCTTAATAAATTTACTCAAGATTACGCAGGCAATGCTTATCAAAATGCGTTTACCAATTACAACAATCAACGTCAAAACATATTTGGTAATTTGGCGGCACAAGCAGGAATTGGCGGTACTTCATTGGGTCAATTAGGTTCTGTAGGCTCAAGCCTTGCAAATACTTATGGTAATGTAACTACAGGTTTGGCCGCATCACAAGCTGGTGCTACAACAGCGCAAGCCGTAAACACACAAAACGCATTGAGTAACATTGGCCAAACTGCTTTGTTAACATCTTTAATTAAGCCCGCATAAGGATAGATCATGCCAGTATTTACAGATTATCCAACCACTAAGCAAACATCGTTAAACGATTTGATTGGCGGTATTTCTAATATACAGAATTTCCAACAGCAACAGCAATTGATGCCTTTGCAATTGGAAAGGGCGCAATTAGAGTTACAAAAACAACGTGCCAATACTCCGTTGGAAATGGAACAAAAAGCACTTGAGTTAAATAAATTACGCGCAACAAATCCTAGTGAAATTGCACGTTTGCAATCATTATCTAAACAACAATTAGGTACTGAACAACCAACAATTACATCAGCAGAAGAAGCGGCCGCCCAAGCTAAAATAGGAACAAAAGCAAAATTATATGAATTAAATACTAAGCAATCGGATGAAATGCTTAGTGGATTTGGTGCTTTATTGGCCGATCCAAGAATATATTTAGGGCATAAAGGCAAAGAGCAACAAGATGCCGCGCATGATGCTATTTTGGACATGAAAAAGAATTTAGAAGCAAAAGGTATTGATGCTAGAACAGTAGATGCTTACACAAATAAATTAACAGATATTGCATTAAACAAACCCAATTTATTACCACAAGCATTAAAAAACATTGTGAACATGGGTGCAAATACCCAACAATTCTCACAATTGAATGCGGCACCAGCTGTTGTTGGTACAGGCCAAGCTACCAATTTAGTGCCTACATCACAATTTCAACAAGGCAAACCAATTCAATCTTTTGAGCAAGCCTTGGGGCCAAATCAAAGATATGTGCCAACTGGTAGACAAGATGCTGAAAACAATCCAACTGTTTACGTTTATGATGCTAGTGGCAAATTATTAGGTGAACAAACTATTCCAGCAGGCGTTAATTTACCGCCTCAAACGAATATGCCTACTAATACTAATAAACCGCCTTTGCCTGCTAGTATGCCCAATCAAATGATGCCTGGACAAGCAAATGCGCCAGTTAGATTGCCTGCTTATGAAACACCAGAAACAATAAGTGCGGCAAGAAATACACAATTAAAATCTAATGAAGCCGCTTTGGGTGTACAACAAACACAATTTAATAACAATCAAATTATAAAATTAGCAGATCAAGCATTAACAGGCGCAGGCGCACAAGCACTAGCCAAACTGGGCGGTGGATATGCGGCTATACCTTGGTCAACAGATGCCACAGATAACTTGCAAAAACTTGGTCATTACATGGCTTTGGAAACAAAGAATTTAGCCGCATCGTCTGGTTTAGGTACTGATGCCGCTAGAGGTATTGCAGGCCAAGTGTCTGGAACAACTGAATGGACTAAGGACGCTATTAAATCTACAGCTAGGATTAATCGTGCTTTGTCAACAAGTACCGATTTATTTAATCAAGGTCTTAATAAATCAATTGCTGGAGCTAAAAACAATCCATTGGCAGGCCGTGAGTTTTCAAACAAATGGTCATCTTTAGCGGATATAAACACAATTAGATTAATGGATGCGGCTAGAAACAAAGACAATGATGAAATTAAAAACATAGTTGATTCATTGGGTGGCCCTAATTCAGATGGATATAAGAAATTGTTGCTTAAAGCAGGAAGCCTAAACAATCTTATTAAAGGTCAATAATGGATGATTACTCTGTTGAATCATTAGATAGGGCGGTTAATTCTGCTTATGGCAAAAAGAAAACATTTAATAATGAAAACTTGGTTGCGCCTAAAAAAAGCACATTAAGCACATTTAATGAAAGTGCCGGTACAGTTGGCCAAACCAATGATTACGAACCTGAATTATTAAACCAAGCGGTGATGGATGCTTACAAGGCAAAGCCATCAGCACCAAAAACAGATCAAGGCGCTACAAGTTTCTTACAAAAACTAGGACAAGGTGCGGCATCATTGGCCGATGTAACTATTGGTGGTGTAATTCCATCCGTTGCGGGTATGGCCACTTATGCAGGCGCTAGAGCTATTGGTCAAACTCCTGAACAAGCACAACAATATCAACAACAAGTAGTAACTGCAACGGATAAACCATTTGGTAAAGCATTTGGTGTTACTGAAACGCCAGGCTATAAAGGCGAAGCAACACAACAATTAATGAACTTTATTGGCGAAAATGTTGGTAAAGGTGCGGATTGGATTTCACAACAAACAGGCATGGCCAAACCTGAAGTTGAGTATTACATGGGTCTTGCTGGTATTGCTGGGGCACCTCCAATTGGCAAAGGTCTAGGCGTTGCGGCTAAAGTAGCAGGCAAAGAATTGTCTTATCTTGGTCAAGGCGTTAAAACTGCTGTACAACCCATGCAAGAAGCATTTGCAAAAGTTAAAGAAAAGTTACCTAGCGTTAGGTTTGAACCTACGCCTGCTATGAAAGGCATGGGTGCGGCCGAAGTTACAGCGGCTAGATTGCGCCAAGAACGTGGCAATGAATTGTTAATACCTATGGGTGACGATTTAACTAAAAGCCAAATCACACGCAATCCTGGCGATGTTATGTTTGAACGTGAAACAGCCAAAAGCCCTGAATATGGTCAACCATTGCAAGAAAAATATGCAAAGCAAAATGAAAAGTTACAACGTAATTTGCAAGCCGAAGTAGATCAAACTGGTGCTGAAATGGTGGGTACTGATTTATCAGAATTTGGCAAAACTGTTGCTGAAACCGTTGGAAAATATAAAGATGCGCGTTATAAAGAAGTTTCTGATGCGTATAAATTGGCACAAGATGCGGGTGAAACAGCGCAACCAGTTTCTTATAAATCTATTACCGATTTAATTCAAAAAGAAACTCAAGGGCGGCCAACTAAAAAAGCACAAAATCCTTTATATGCCATTGTTGAAGAAGAATTAAACGCTAATGATCCTACTAGAAGTGGCAAAATTAGCATCAATGCAATGGAAGACATTCGCAAGCTAATCAATGAAGAAGCCGATCCAACTAAAAAAGGAACGGTTAGACTTAGCAAACAATTAAGAAAAGAAATTGATTCTTCAACACAAAATGCAGGCGGTGATTTATACAAAGAAGCACGCGCTAAAAATACTGCGTTTGAATCTGAATTTACAGATCAAGGCATTATTAGAGACATTAACCAATTAAAACGTGGCACAACAGATCGAGTTGTTCCATTGGAAAATCTTGCTGATAAATTGGTTTTTAAAGGTACTGGTGCCGATGTTAAAGCGGTGTTTGCAACATTGGAAAAGATGGGGCCAGAAGGTCAGCAAATGGCCAAAGAATTGAGGGGTTATGCGGCAGAAAAGATAAGACAAGAAGCCACTAAAGGCGTTGGGCGTGATATTAATGGCAAGCCTTATGTATCAACTGCGGCATTAGATAATCAAATTAAAGCATTGGATAAAAGCGGTAAGTTGGATTTTCTATTTGGCGCTAAACAAGCTGAACGTTTTAGAACCCTTAATGAATTTACCAAAGACTTACAAACAACGCCATTGGGCACAGTTAACACATCAGGCACAACGTCTACATTGTTATCGGCATTGGCAGAAATGGGAGCATCAGCGGCAATAACAGGCGTACCGGCACCAGTAGGAACTATTGCAACCTATGGCTACAAACAATATCAAAGCGGTAAAAAAGCTAAAAAAGTGCAAGAATACGCCAATCCACAAACACTAAGTGACATAGGAAAAAAATAATGGCAGTCAATCTATCACCTGTAGGCAATGGTTTCCAATTCCTATCAAGCACAACGCCTAACGTGCCATTGGCCGGTGGGTATATCTATACCTATCAAGCAGGGTCTAGCACGCCACTTAACACCTATACGGACGTTAACGGCACCATTGCTAACACCAATCCTATTGTATTGGGTACTGATGGTAGACCGCCAAGCGAGATTTGGTTAACAAGCGGATATTCTTATAAGTTTGTTTTAACCGATTCAAGCAACAACACCATACAGACTTTAGACAATCTTTACGGAATTATTGGAACAACCCCTGCCGTGTCTGCTGTACCAGCAGGCGGTATTATTATGTGGTCTGGTTCAATTGGATCAATACCCACAGGATATGTTATTTGTAACGGATCAAACGGTACACCTGATCTAAGAGATCGGTTTGTAGTGGGCGCTGGTAACACTTATTCTGTGGGTAATAACGGAGGTTTTGCATCTAGCGGTGTGGTGACCAGCTCTGGCACTAATAATCCTTTGTATTACGCACTTGCATTTATACAGAAAACATGAGCGATACTGAAAAAGATTTGGCCGTTCATGTGGCCGTATGTGATCAACGTTATAAACAAATTGCCGATTCTTTAAGAGAAGGTGAAAAGCGCATGGCAAAGATTGAATATTTGCTGTATGGCGTAATGATTTTGGTTTTACTTGGCCCAAATGTGGCAGGACAATTCTTTCATAAACTTTTTGGATTGTAAAAATTGATCCATTTACACTTGTTGCGCTTGCGTCATCAGCTTTTAAACTGGTTAAGCAATCATGCGAGATGTATAAAGAAGGGCGGCAATATGTATTGGATGCCAAGGCAGAAGTTGAAGGTGTAATTAAAGATGTTAAGCAAGCTCAAAACGATATTAAAGGATTTTGGGGTTTCCTTACTGGCTTTTTTTCTAGCCCTAAAAGAATTGAGGCAGTTCAAGAAAAGCCAAAAAAGAAAGTAAAAACATTAGAGTTTGATGAGAATCAAATTTATGCTGAAGTAGCTGATGCGTTAACTAAGTTTTTTCATGCCTACAATGGTTTGAAACATTACATGGAAGAACAAGAAGACGTGGCCATTAAAGCAGGAAATGAAGAAGGACAAGACATTGCCATCAAGTTAGTGATTGCCAATTTGCAAATGGAAAAACTAAATGATGAACTTAGGGAATACATGGTGTATCACGTCCCAACAGAAATGAAGGATTTGTATAGCAGAGTCAATAAGATGATCGGACACATTGCCAACCAACAATTGTTAGCGCGTAAAGAAGAATTGGACAAACAAAAAAGGTTGGCATGGCAACGAAAACAGGTTATAAACCGAATCCAAAACAGGATGCTGATAGGGGGGGTAACTATCATAATGATCTTGTGGACGTGGGTAATGATTCTAACGATGATTCCTTCTACGTCATTGTGATTGTAATTTTGTTGTGTGTTATTTTGTTTTTTATGCCGGTGTTGATGTGGATGTACATGGACATACGGCAAACTGAAATTAAGGTTCAAAAGCTAGTCAAGAAACTGGAGAACAAATAATGGATTGGTTAAAAAGTATTGCGCCAACAATTGCAACGGCGTTAGGTGGCCCATTGGCAGGATTGGCGGTAAACGCTGTTTCATCTGCTTTAGGCATCGATCCTGAAAAAGTACAAGAAACCATTGCATCAGGAAAACTTAGCGCAGATCAAATAGCATCTATCCAACAAGCAGAATTGGGATTAAAAGCAAGGGCACAGGAATTAGGTTTAGACTTTGCTAAATTGGCGGTAGATGATAGAAAGTCAGCTAGGGAACTTCAAGCAACAACACGCAGTTTTATTCCCCCAGCCTTGGCCATTCTTGTTACGCTAGGGTTTTTTGGGATATTGGTGGGCATGATGCTAGAAACATTCAAAACAAACGATGCGCTAATGTTAATGTTGGGCAGTCTGGGCACAGCATGGACAGGCATCATAGCGTTCTATTTTGGCTCATCAGCTGGTAGCCAAGCTAAAGACGATTTGTTACACAAAAGTTCACCCACAAAATGAATTTATCACCCAACTTTACGTTAGAAGAACTAACGCATACCGATCACAGGGAATTTTCAAATGAACCTAATGACATTGAAACAGCAAATCTTATGCGTCTTGCAGTCTTTTTGGAGCAAGTTAAAACTTTACTGGACGGCAAGCCAATCATGGTTAACAGCGCGTTTCGTAGCAAGCAAGTCAATGATGCTGTGGGAAGCAAAGATTCCAGCGCACATCGTTTTGGCAATGCTTGCGATATCCGTGTGCCTGGCCTTACT